GCCAGCACCGTGCCGGACGCTGATTTGGGAACGTATGTCAGCTGACCGCCGACGGCCTCGACGAGAGCAAGGTACCCCTCATCCCCGAGCACTCCGATCAGTTCTGCTTCGAGACGGCCGGTCATGGATGCCGCCGCCATTGCAATCTGGCTTTGGCTGTCGAACCATGCGCGTCAAACAATTCGCAGCAGGAGATTTCGATGAAGACGGCCGCTTTAGCAATGGTCACGGCACTGGTGATCCAGCCTACAACAACAACTGCAACGACAATCGACGATGTGTTTAAGACGTATAGCCAGACAGAGTGGTTTTCGACCGTCATTGTCGGCAGCGCCCATTGCGGTTTGGAAATCCCGCCCACGCCAGCCCTGCTTCGCAACTTCGACGCGTCAGAACCGATTGCAGAAATGGCAATCCTCGGTGTGCTGGTCAAACAGATAGCCAGTGCCCGTGACGCCTGGAGCAAGCTTACGGACGAAGAGAGCAAGGCGTTCTGTGTCCGCTTCCAGGAGACCAAATTCTGGAAGAGCATCCAGTAACAGGCCAAACTTGATGTGGCTGATTGAGGCATTATCGGCCCATCGCCTTGACCAGCCCATCCCAGCTCAACCGCTGGCGCGGGCCGAGGGTGGTGACCACTGTCTGCCCGACGATGATGAACCGGGCACCACCGCACTTCACCACCGGCGCACCCATCGCCGCACCCCGCGCACAAACACCACCAATCGCCGCCCGCACCGCCTCGACATCCACATCAGCGGATCGCTCAAGCCAGCGCAGGACTGCGTGATCGGTGACGCGAGGCTGGGTCATCGGCTGGCGATCTCCCGCCGTTCATCTGCTCCATCGATACCGTGGCCGATGTTCATACGGTGACCGGCTTTGCGCCCCTGCCATGCGGCTGCTGAGAATCGGGTCTTCCGCTTGCCGTGGCGAACAGGTGTGTTGGGCAGGTGGTCGTTGGCAAACGTGACAGCCCGTTGATGAGCCACCTCGCTGCGCCGGCGCTTGAACAGTTCGATCTCGCGGTCGATGGCTGTGTTGCAGACATCCATCAGGTAGATTGCAACCGTTGGCCAGGGGTCGATGCCAAGGAAATCCACCGAGCGACCGCACACGACAGAAACCGTCGATGTGCAATAGGCAATCAGAGGCCAGAGCCGCGACCGGATCGACCGAACACCCGCAGAACTCTCATAGGTCTCCCGTTCGATATCCATCTCTTCAGGCCGGATCGTATGGGCGTCGAGCAGTTCCGCCACTTTCTCGGCAGCGGCCATGGCCTCGGCCTCCGTGCACCCGTTCTCGACGGTCTTTTGCCTCAGAGCCCGGATCTTCCGGTGAAGCTCGGTGCGATCCATCATTTGCCCGCTCGTATCCGTTTGCCCAGCGCACTCATGACTGTGATCCAGTCTCTGCCACGCATCATTTCTGGTGAGTTGCGATGCATCGGACTGTTCACGATGCGGAAGACCATCAGCCAAAAGTCTGGCCGATGGGTATCGTCTTGATCGAGCAATTTCCACTGCGCCAGGGCGATCTGGAAGCCCGGACTTTTTGCCCAAACCGGTGTGCCGCGTTCCCAGTTCCACGCAACCCCGACCTCACGCGCCATCCAGAGCTTGAGCGCTTCAATTGCCTTCTCGGCATCCGCTGGATCGCGCAACCAGTTCATGTGGTCGAGGCCAGTCTGGCGCTTGACGAATGCAATCAACGCCTCGTCCACCGGATTGGTCACCAGCCCAAGGTTCCAGGCTGCGATCCACAATGCCTGACATTTCTTGGCGAATGGCCCTTCAAGCCGCTTTCGAGCACCACTCGAACGACGTCTGTCAGCCGCCGGATAGAGCCGCTTCAGCTCCTGAATGCAGCGTTTATGCTCAACCTCTGACATCGCCCTGGTTGAGCGTTTGCCGACAACCCGCTCATAGACATCACGGGCATCGTCCTCGGCCAGCCCGGCGGCGTTGCGGGTTGCGTGGAGGGCGCGGAGGGCGGTCATGACGTACCTCGCTTCTTCTCTCGAGCCGCATGCTCCAGTTTGGCCGTTGCAAGAATGATTGGTTTGAGTTCTGCGGGCGCTGCATCGTATCCGCGTCCGAACCTTCCGTTCAGTCGCGGCAGCAACGCGCGCGGAATTGCTTCCCAATTTGAAGGCTTTGTGTTCGACTTTTTGCCGTCGAGGCACTTCAGAGCATAACCGTCTGGAACAGGCCCATTGGCCTGCTCCCACAGCCAGCGGTGCTTTTGCACATAACGTCGCGCAAAGCCCGTGTGCGGGTTGACCTCCTGCACGCTAATTTCAACATAACCGTCCTTCGAGAGCCGTTCATGACCCGCATATTTGGCATTCTGCGGCAGTTGACCCTTCTTGAAGCGGTTGCGGGCGCTGTTGGGGTTGAAGGGCATGTTTTTGCCCTTGTTCGCCGGAACCTGCCCTTTTCGAAATTGACCGTCGCGACCGGTCAGCCATCCCTTCCGTTTGCATAGCCCTATGTAGTTGTTGATCGATACGTCTGAGCGATCAAACACCTCACAAAAAAGCCGATGGGCCTTCCGGCGCTGCATCGTGAAGGCGGCTTTAATCCACGCTAGTTCACAGCTGTCATATGTAATTCGCTTACCCATCCTTGTTTGCTCCAATCGCGGGCAAGTGGCGTTCGATGTGGATGCCATGCTCTGCCACCAGCGATGCCGCCCTCAATTGCAGACTGGCCGTGCCAATAATTTTGTCACTGACGGCCACGACGGCTTGGGCCCGCGTCGTTTCTTTTTCTATCTCTTCCGCGGTCAAATCTTCATCCGACAAACGTTCCAGTTGCGCAAAAAGATGGTTGTTCAGGTCGATCAGTTTGTTTTTCATTTTGATGCCTTCATCTCGATCTCTGCCAGTTTCGCCTCGGCCTTCGCCAACCAGCTGCGCAGCGCGAATTCCGGCCCCGGTGTCGCGGTCGCCCGAATGTCCATCAGTTGGATCACATAGGTCCCGCCTGAAAACCTGACTTCGATCCCCATGCGCGAGGCCCAGCGCTTGGCGCTGGTTGCGGGTTCGCCTTGATCGGCCAGCGCCTCGCGAGCTTCCTCGACGGCCTTGAGAAGATTGAGTGATCGTCCGTTGAATTGCATCATCACACACCCGCCTTCGTCAGATCGATGGTCACCGCGTCCCACTTCGCCGTGGGCTTGGCGCGTCGATAGAACCGCACATATTCGCGAGAACCGATGATCCGGATCGCATCGCGAATGGCATCCATCGCGTCGAGCCAGCGCCCGTCCTCGATGTCGAGATTGAGCAAGGTGAACAGTTCCGCACGGTTCACCTGGCTTGCCTTGTCTGTGTTGAAGGCACGGGTGATGATCGCCCGAATTTCGGGCCGCGCAGTCTCTGACCATTCATTCAAACATTCGTCGATCAACGCCTTGGCCTGCTGAAGTTGTGGTCCGAACTCGATGATGTCGGCAACCTGCAGCTGGACCTTCATCAGCCCGCAATGCGACAGGAAGGTCATATTTCCCTTCTGGCCTCCTTTCTTGACGCCGTATTCTTCATCGAGTTCGGCAACGAACCGCTGCAGATCGTCCATCGTGTGCGCGCGGAAGCGCGTGACCTGGTCGGAAAGATCGACTGCAAACCCCATCACCGTTCGCACCATCCGGTCTTGATCGAGATCCTGCGGCTTGATCAGTTCCAGCGGCACCAACTTGCCCTTTGCATCCGGCATATACGGGTTGCCGTCGATCTCACGGATCGCCGATGGGATGGAAACGTCTGTCTGTTGTTCGTCGCTCATGCTGTTTCTCCTCTTTTCTCTCGGCGCACTGCCGCCATTTCGGTGATAATCGCCCGTGAGATACCGAGCCGACGCCGTTGGTCGGCCTCGCTTCCGGGCAGATTTTTGATGCTGATTTCCTCGGCCAGTTCCTCACCGGCCTTGGCCACTTCCCAGACTTCCAGAAAGGTCTGGCAAATCGCCGCGATCTCGACGATTGACGGTTTCATGGCGTTTTCACGCGGGCGCTCTGACACCATCCTCGCAACGGCAACGACATCGACGTTGCCAAAATTGTCGAACCGGCACCGCCACTTGATTGCGTCCGTGACTTGCTGGACCTTGGCCTTGAATGCCGCATCATTTGCGCAGCGCATTTCAACGGCCTGGATGGCCTTGTTCACACAGGTATACGAGGCCCGATTGAAGGCCATTGCAATCTCGCCGGGATGCGCGTCCGTTAGTCTGGAGGCCAACGCGATCCCAACCTGCCGGGCTGTCAACGACGGCTCGTCCCGGCGTTTGGCCGTCAGTTCAATCGGCGACAGCCCGAACGCGTATGCGCTCGCAACGATGATGGATGTGAGATCAATCATGCTGCACCATCCGGCAGATCGCCGACCCGCTGCAGGGGAGTTTCACCGAAACGGCCGGCCACAACATTGCCTCCCGGTTTCGACAGCGCATTGACCAGCGCATCGACCGTAGCCAGCCGTTGCCGTCGGTCGTTATCGACCCCCAGCGCATTCCACCGTGCCAGATCGATTTCGGCCTCCATCGCCATACATTTTTCCCGCATACCGATGATCATCAGGCGTACTGCACCGACGGTTTCGGCATCAAGTGTGATGCCGGAACCAAGCGCATCCCACTCAGCAAAGGGATCGAGCAACGCTTCAATGTCGTTCCGGAGATCGTGTTTCATCGGCTCGCCTCCAGGGCGCGCTTCGCCCGCTGGGCAACCGCGTGGATCAGGCTAACTTCTTCCCTCGCCACGCTCAGTTCATCGACCAGCTCGTTGGCAAGCTCCTCTGCCGTGCGCAGCTTGCGCAAAATGTCGAGGGCTTTATCGTCGGCACCGTGCATCTGTACCGAGCGTTGAATTTCAGCGTGAACGGCCTGCAGCAGTTCAGTGATGGTCGGCGTTTCGGTTTGGTTGAAGATGTTCATGACAGATCCTCCGTCGGCCGCTCTTTCCAGGCAATTTCGATATGACGACGAGATAGGTCGTGCTCCTCGCCTGCCGCGAGGATCGAGGCGAACCGCAGGGTTTCGTCGATATTGCCCAGCGCGCCGGGCTTCTGCGCGATGCCGATCAGATATTTTCGTGCATCTTCATCGGTGACTTTCCAGCCGTCGATCAGTTGGGCCACGTCGTCCTCGTATGGTCGACGGCGCTTGAGAGTGCGGATGATCCGGCGCTTCAACTGTGCTTTGGCCTTGCCGCGATTGGCGGCAAGCGTGGTGTAGATTTCGTCGTTGCCGACCAATGCCAGCCCGCAACCATATTCGTCTGAGAACAACCGCAGCTGATTGATTGTCTCGTCAGTGAGCAGCTGGGCTTCATCAATGATCAGAAGGCATGGCGCACCCTTTGCCTGGAACCATTCGCCCACAGAACGCGCCAATTTGGCCGGGTGATGCTGGGTAATGCCGAGAGCTGCTATCAGGTCGACCAGCATGGCGTGAGGTGTTCGAATGTGTGGGCTGGCCACCACGCGCCACGCATGAGGGTGCAATTGGCAATAGCGCTTGCACGCCTCTGTTTTCCCCAAACCCGAAGCCAACGTGATCGTCACGATCTTCGACATCTGGTGTGCTAACATCAGCACATTGTGCACTTCACCGGCAATCTTGAGGTTCAGATAATCAGGGCCGCTGGCAGCACCGGCGACCAGTTCCATCGCCTCCTGCACGCTGTCGAGCCATGTGCCAACCTTGCGGTTCTGCTCGTCCAGACGCCCGGCATATTTGCCGGAATACCATTGCGAGAACGTGCCCGACGGAACACCGGCGCGACGTCCAACCTCACTTTTGGTCCATTTGTGCCGCAGGGCAACGTCGCGCACCCGGGCGGTCAGCGAACGCCACCGTTCAAGATCATGGTCGGACCGTCCGGCCATGTTGGGACCGGCATCCGGTTCCTGGGCCGGTAATTCCCAGCTTGATTGATCAAAGTTGCTCATCTAGACTTCTCCTCGTTTGTGACTGGCGGCGCTTCGGCGCCGTCCTTTTTTTGTGGGGCGGTACGCGCGACCTTGGCCGCCCCTGTTCGCGTCAGCTTCCACCGCGCCCGCCGGCAACGAGCCGGAGACCTTTGGCGAATGCTTCCTCGAATTCTTCGGTGTTCTTTTCAGCGTCCGGCACGGGAGCTGGTGCCGACCGGCTTGTCGCCAGCCGTTTGATTTTTGGTAGCGACTGGTTGTGCTCTTTGGGTGCCCGTCCACCGCTGTAGAGATCACCCAACTGATCGGGCGTGAGGGCCGCCAGCGCGGCCTGTTCGTTCTTCAACGCCTTCAGATAGGCCGTCTCATTACGTGCCTGTTCGCGCGCAGCGCGGCTGTCGTAGAAGCCCACGTCGGCGATGCAGTCGGCATCACAGATGAACCGGTCAGCCACATCGTAAACGCGCACACCGTCCTGCAGCGCGTCCGGGTCGAACCGAACGACTACTGGTTCGCCTTGCCGAGCGTTGAGCGCTGGAGCCCAGTAGCGGTTTCCAAAGAAATGGATTTCCCCGGAACCCTTCTGGGTCCGCAGCTTTTCCGCCGCCAGCAACCAAAGTGCCTTTTGCGCTTCGCTCGGCCAGCGGACGATGGAATTGGCGTAGCTTTCTTCAAAGGTCTGGTCGAACGAGCGGCCCTGGGCCATCTCGGTGCGTCGACCTTCCTGCGCATTGTGTGCAGCAACTTCCTGCTCGACGATCCTCCTGAAATCATCGATTGGAACGGCGGCGTTGCCGTAATTTTCCGGCTTCGCATCCGGCCTGTTGCCGGTATAGGCACCCGCACAAGAAGGGTGTTTGGCGATGCTTTCGGTCAGATCGCGAAACGCCCGTTCGATCGGCTTCGATTGGCCGCGCGCCGGAATGGCAAAATGCAATTCGACGCCAAGGGAAGGTAGCAGGCCCAGCGGTTCCTCGTCCCTGATCTTGAACCGAAACCGGGTTTTCGCCCCGCCGGAAATCCATTTCGACGCGAAGGCGCGGCTGTTGTCGGTCGTCAGCGCGTCCGGGATGCCCCAACGGCTCACCAGATCGCCAATGGCAAGGCGGACCGTTTCTCTATTCTCGCTGTCAGAAAGCCTCCAGGCGACGATCTTGCGGCTGTAGAGGTCCTGCAGCGCGACCATCGTCGGTCGCACGATCCGCCCATCGTACCAGCGCACAAACACGTCGAACTTGTGACCGTCCATATTGACGGCCTGCATCGCATGCATCTGGGCAACCGAGCGTTTTTGCGCCGGAAACAACACCCGCGCCGCCACGCGCCCCTCACGGGCAATCTTGCGGATCGACTTGGGTACTTCATGGTCAAGCCGTCGCCGCAGGGATCGGGGATGCGGAAACGTGCCCCAGCCGTTGGCTTGCGCCACACGTTCGGCGCGCCGAATGCACACTGTCAACTTCGGCGCTTCTGGCCGCAGGTAGTCACTCACAATCGCCGACCATGCGTCGGCGTGAATATCTGCCCGATCACGGCGTTTGCGCGGGGTTGGTGCCAGCAAGGCCAGCCAGTCGTTGTGGGACTGTCCTTCAACCGCCTTGCGCCAATTGTAGATTGTTCGCTCACCGATGCTTCTGCGCGCACAAACCTGCGCCACGGCTGCCGTCACACTTACTCCCTCGGCAATCATTTGATCGACCTGCAGCAGGACGCTCAAACGGTCCTCACAGGCCAATTTCTGAGTATTCGAGAGCAATTCGAAACGCGCCCAGGCATCAATGACATCTGGCGATTGCGGCTTGGGCACCAGGGCTGTATCCAACTTGATCACGTTTTTCGACCGCGCCGACGAGGGCAACAGGCTGACGTGATATTCCCAAGCTGGGCGCCCGGCAGTTTTTTGCAGGCGGGCCTTGCCCTCGGCGCGCCGCCAGCCCTGTCTTTCCGCCAGCCTGTTGATACCGCGAATTGTATTGGGCAGTTCGGGACAATCGAGATCGACGATTTGTTTGGGGATCAGCCATTCAGCCATGGGTCGCCACCTTCTGCCTTTCGGCGTCGATCGCGGCGCGAACGGCGGGCTGGTAGCGCCGCAGCACTTTCAAACTGGTGAGAGCGTCCTCCAATTGCCGTTTCAGCAAGTCGGCTCTGGCGCGCGATGCGTCGAGGCGATGAGCTTGAGATATGGCGTGTTCCAGAGCTCCGATCTGGCTGTCAAGCGAGGTTGGCTGCCGCATCATCGCACCCTCCGTTTCGGCGGAACGGCGCGATCGCGCAAGGTGCGAATGCGAGCACTGGCGAGATCCCTCTCCTGCAAGGCAAGACCAATTTCCGCAAAGCGCGCATCGGCCCCCTCGATCGCCAGCATGCCGTCGTCGTGAACGACAAAATCCCAAAGCCAGCGGGCACCGGTCGCCCGCACGAACGCGCGAAAACGGAACAGGCTGATATTGTGCTGGGTCTTGGCTGCCGAGGTGTAGGCGTCGATCGTCGACTTGCTGACCCGCTCACCCAGATCACGGCTCATGCGGTCTGCAACTGTCTGTCGGTCGAAGTTCGATTGTTCTATGGCCCGGCTCATGGCGAGTGCGAGCCGGGCCGGAAACGTCGCGCGGCGCTCGGTGCCCACCATGCAGCGCAGCGGAAAACGACGGTGCTCGAAAGCGTCAAACTGGTCTGAGGCAACAAGGCGGGTCATCGGACGCGCTCCCGGCGCGAGACCTGAGCGGCCTGCCAATCGCGACGACGCTGGGATATGGCCCAGGCGGTTGCCAGTTTTGCGGCCAGTCGGGCGCGCACCCGCACATAGTCGCTTTGCACCTGTATGCCGTTGCACAGCGATTCCAGCCGGATGATCTGGTGACGCAGGTCACCGGAAACAGCGACGGTGCAATCCAGGCAATACCGCGCGCGACCCGGCGCGAGATTTGGGCATTCGGGAATGATGCAGATTTTGGTCATGATGACGATCTTTCTTGAGATGCCGCATCATTGGTTTTTCGGGTTTTCTCGCGTTTGGCCTGCCGTGCTTCCTCGGCCTTCAACAGGCTCGTCAGTTCCGCCACAGCCTTACGTTTTTGCGCTAGCGTCAGTCGGGCAAACGCGCTGATGCTGGACTGGTAGCGTCGCTCGGTCAGGGGCAGCGGTTTGGGTTTGTCAGCCAGCAGGTCGAGCGCCGCCTGAGCATCGCCATCAGCCTCTTTCAGCGCGGTGATCAACGCCTTGTGCTGGCGCGGATCGATGTCGCAGAACTTCAGCAACACCGACTGGTTGTCAGCGATGACCGGGTAGAGCGTTCGGATGGTCTGGCGAAGCTGACCTGTGATGGATTTCGCGACGCGCGTGAGGCGCTTGACCTGACTTTCCGAAACGCCAAGCCTATCAGCAGCAGCGACGTTGAACCCCTCGGAAGCCTCTTTCTCTACGGCACCCAGCGCTGTTTCCGACCAAAGGACCAACTTGGCCCTTTGGTCGCCGCCACGCGCAATCTCACCGTGTCTTTCTTCCCAAGCATCGCGATAAATTTGGATGCCGACGGCCCGGTCCAAAACCGACAATTCATTGCGGAAAACGTTCTCGGTGACTTCCGCAAGCGCTGCTTTGGTCTTGTCGCCTTTGAATACAAGGCAGTCGATCTCGGTCCCGTCGATCTGCGCCATCGCCCGCAGCCGGTGGGCCCCGGCGACCAGCGTATAGGGTCGAGCGGCCCGTGGCGTTGCGCGCACCAGAATGGGCGTCAGCAGGCCATGCTCTACGATAGACGCGTTGATCGCCAACGCGTGGTCTTCGTCCACCAGCCGCGCCCGGTCATCGGGCACCAATATCTTGTCGAGCGAAAGTGTCTTGAAGTCAGCCATGGTCCCGCCGTTCCTGTCCGGTGGGTGACCCCTTGAAGGCGCGCTCATAGGATCGAGCGAAGGTCGGACTGCCCAATCGAGCGCTCACGCGAATGATGGCCAGATGCACGTTGCCCCGACCCCGACCGCTTTCGATCGCGATGCGTCTTTGCGCCCAGTTCATCCGATAGCGCATCATGTGGATAGCAATCTGACCCGCCAGATGCGCATCGAAGATCCCGTGCGTAGGCCGCTCGATATCTGCAAGTGTGAGATGCGGCATGAACCGCTGCGCTGCCCAGAGGCAGGCCTGCCAGTCGCGCTCATAACGGCGGCGGCGATCTTGTCCGTCCAAATTGGAAAAGGAGACACTATACATGGCTATGCCGCCTCGCCGTTTCGGCGTTGCGCCATGGTTGATGGACGGCGATAGTTCACCCGTGATTGAGGCGTCAGTCGACGACCGGCCTTGTTGTATCGCTCGGGAAACAGCTCGTGCGGTTTGACGCCGAGAGCGTCGGCAATCGCCTTCTCCGCTGGCCTGTTCGGGTTCCGCAGGGCATCTGCGGTCGATCGCTTGGCCAAACCGTATTCACGGTCGACATCGGCCAGCGAATAGCCAAGCGTGAACAGATCACTCTTGATCTTGGCAGCCCGCTCAATCGGGTCCATGATCTCTCCTCTGAAAGGGAGGCCCTGTACGGTCTCCCTTTCTTTGCTGATTTGGTTCCAACATGTCGGAGATAATATCAAAATCCGGGCTTTGTAAACCCGATAATTGATTAAAAGATGGGTAGACCTAGAAAAATTGCTGCGGGCATCGGAGAGCGCTTGGTGTCCTTGTACGAAGGCCAGTCCCGCGAGGATTTCGCCTCTGCAATTGGTATATCCAAGAGCACGCTCGCCAACTACGAGAGAGGCGACAACGAACCCAACCTTTCCGTTTTACGCAAAATTCGGGACTATTGTGGCGTGGATCTCAATTGGTTGGTGAGCGGAGCCGCAGTCACTGAGACGAAGATTCTTTCAAATGCCGCTCTGGAATTCATCGCTTTACCGCGCTTCGATCAGCAGGCGGCCGCTGGCGACGGGGCTGTTGTGCTGCAGGACCAGGCGGATGGTGCCATGTTTGTCGATGGGGCGTGGCTGGCGCGCTACGTGCCGCCCGGTTCAACCGTTTCGGTTCTTGAAGCGAGAGGTGAAAGCATGGAGCCTGTCATTCGAGACGGTGATTTGCTGCTAGTGCAACACGATGTTGACGAATGGGAAGTGAGGGCAGGGGGCATCTTCGTCGTCACCCATTACGGCGGTCTCAAGGTCAAGCGCCTTGAAGGCTGGGCTGGGGGCATTCGTCTCTCGTCGATTGCCGGGCCTCAATACGGCGAAGAGATAATTGCCGAAGATCGAATGGACGAAGACCTCATCGTCCATGGCCGCGTTTTCTGGTCAGGTGGCCGTCTCCGCAGCGCCTGAATTCGATGCAGCTGCTGTCCAAAAGCTCTGGAAGCGCAAACGGTTGTTTCGGGCACCCTTTTGGACAGGGTAACCCTTTGTTAAACATAGATTTTCTCATCTGTCACTCGGTTGCGGCCACCCCTTTTGGACCGATGTCCAAAAGCCCGTTTGGATATCAGTGATTGAAAGTCGCTGATATGCTGACTTCTGAAATGGCCAAAACCCTTGTTCACCAACGCTTCGAGCGGTTTTTGAACGGTATTTGAAGGAATAGCCCGAATAGCCTGTAGCCAGGCCTTCCGTGAACAACTTTGCACCATTCGCGACTTTTGCTGCAAATTTGGACTTCCCCGTCTCATCCGCGCATGATTGCGAGAAACCATTCAAGATCAACGGGTTCCACCTAATCCCGCATAATCCCACCTATTCCCGTCCACTGCAGATATTAGTGTCCCCCTACACCCGGCCACCGACTTCAATGGTTCGGTTCCGACAATCACCTATACGATCACCGATGGTGCGACCACCGATACCGCAGACCTCGACATCACCATGACCGCCGTCAACGACGAACCGGTCAACCAGGTTCCTGATACGTCAGGCGGTCCGTTGCCTGTGACGACGATCCTTGAGGACGGGGTTTTGACGTTCTCTGCCGGTGGCGGCAATGGCTTGT